GCCCGTAGCCTGCGTGAAAGTCAGGGACGTGATCTTGAGGTGCGAGCCAACTGCAGGGGGCGCACCGTTTCGATCTAGGAGTTTGAACTCCTGCGCCACACCAAAACAATCGCCGCCAGCGTGGGAGGTTGCAGCCGGCGTAAACGTCGCGACCGCGCTATAGAGTTTGGTCGAGTTGTTTGCCATAGAAGTCTCCTACTGCGCCGTAGCGCCGTTGGGTTTGGGCTCGGGCTTCATGGCCGCGATGGTTGAGCATTGGCAAGCCGAGCCTGTTCAAGTTCCGCCTGGTGAGTCAGTTCAGCCGCTTTGATCCGCTCGGCCGACGCGATGCGCATGGACTCGATCTGGAGCGCGCTCTGCTGCTTGATCTGTTCAAGTGCAATGGCGTTCTCGCGATCGGCGGCCTTCGTCTGCAAGTCCGCATCGAGCTCAGCTTTGTTCTTGACGATCTCGCCTTGGGCTTTCAGCTCTGCCTCGTGGGCGCCAAGCTGAGCATCTACCTGCTTAAGCTGCGTCTGCGTCTGGCCGCGCTTCTCCTCGAGAGCCTGCGCGCCCTCCTGCTTCGTCTTCTCCAAGGCCAAGGCAGGATCGGGCTGTTGTGCCGCCTGCTCCATTTCCTGCTGGATTTGGGCGAGGTCTTCGTCCGTCACCTTGGGATAGTACGCATCCGGGTTCTTTAGCCCCGACGACTCCGCAATCTGCTGGGCAGTGCGCAGTATCTTCGGGATGAACTCACTGGCCTTCTTCTTTGCGGTCGGCGACGGCAGCTGCCCCAACCTCTCCGCCATGCCGATCTGGCCCATCTGGACTGTGTTGAGCATCGCCATGTCGCGGTCACGCGAGCCCGTACCGAGCCCGACGTTGATGGTGCAGGCCATGTCGTCGCCCCACTGCTCGGGCTGCATGGTGCGGTACTCTTTAGGTGGCAGCGGCTTGCCATCCTGGCCAACCGCGGGCTGGCCCTGCATATCCAACTGCGGATCGCCGTTCTTGGACGGCACGAGGATCGCGCCCTTGATGTATTTCTTGGCCAGGTTGCGGCGCTTGGCGAAGAACCGGGACCAGCCCAATTCCGCCATGTTGCGGGCGATCAATTCGGATTGCGTGACCTGTGCGTCCCGCTGGTTCTGAGACGCAGTGGCCGTCTGGTTTTGCAGCTGCTCTGGATCGAGTGCCATCGTCTGCCGGCTGATGCCGGTGCGCTTAGTGATCACCTCGTCCATGTAGTTGAGGCCGAGCAGCAGCTTGTCGCCGATGAAGTCGGTCTCGTAGTTAATGACCGGAGCCGAGCCCTTCTTCTTCCAAATCAGGCCGCCGAACTTGGGACTGATGAGAATGTCAGGATTGAGGACCGAGCCCTCTTCCACCTCGCGCATCGGCAGTCCGACCGCGTAGGAGTTGTCGAGCATCGCCCGGAGCAGTGTCGTCTTGACCCGCGCCACGTCGGCAAGCCTGTCGTAGAGCCCTTCGGCCTGCCACTGATGCGGCACCGGATAGCAGGGAATGTCGGTGAACGGTACGTCGTCTTCCCACTCTTCGGGATCACCCAGGATCGCACCGGAGCCCGCATTGCCGGCGTACCAGACACGCAGCAGTTCGGCGATGCCGTCGCCGTCCCGGTCAACCCGGATGAAGCAATGGTAGAGATCGATGATGTCGCCAGACTTCACCGCGGCGTTGTCGTTCAGCCCAGGCCGCGAGTTGTCCCGCGCCTGCTGGACCTGGTTGCTAGTCTGCTGCGAATAGCGCGGCAGGTTCTCGATGACATCCGTGTCCCACCCGTACTCATCGGCCATCGTCATGAGATCAGAGCGAGTCTTGTCGTCGTGCAAATAGGCCGTAAAGCGCTCGCCCAACGAGACAGCGCCGAGGTTGACCAGCAGGTTCTCAGGCTTCAGCGTCTCGTCTTTGATCTGCCCTCGCTCGGTGATCTTCTGTAGCTTCACCGTGACAGTCGGAACCTCTGCCTCGCTCATATCCTCGAGCGTGACCTTGGTGGGCTTGCCGGGCTTTACAACGCCAGTCGGCTCCCACCCCTCATCGAGCAGCGCCGCAATCTCCTGGTCCGTCTTGTCGCGGAATATCTTGGTCTTGGACTCCTCAGGGCACCAATAGGAGCACACCGCCCCATTGCCCATCAGCAGCCCGTCATGGGTTGCGTTGTAGAGCAGCGCGTACCCGTTGTTCTCGCGGAAGAACGAGTAGTTGGTGTAGTCGCTGGCTTCCTCAGCCGCTTCCTCGCCGCCCTCTTTCGTCGCCTCGAACTCAACCATCTTGTCGGAGGCTGTGAACACCCGCACGATCTGCGGCAGCACCCAGGAAATCGCATCGGCAACGTCGCGGCTGGTCTGCGTCGAGCCATTGGGCCGCGCCGGCAGGTCGTTCATTTCGCCGCGCATGTACTCGATGGCACGAGCGCGCTTGGTCTGGTCGATCGTCTGCGCCTGGCGGATTTCATCGGAGATGATTGCCGTGAGATCGCTGCCCTCGACTTCGATGTCAGCCATCAGGCGGTCACCCGCTGCACTGGGATAACGTAGTGCCAATAGCTCGTGCCGTAACGGTTTGCCTCAATGTTCTTGAGCTTATCGGTGATGAAGCCCCGTCTCGCGAGGTCATCAGCCACAAGTGTGCGCAAGTTTTGGTCGCTTAGCCGCTCGTGATGACGATGGTAAAATTCCGCCTGCATCACCGCACCCATTCGTTGCTCACCTGAGGCATATCGACCACTCGCGTCTCCTCAGCCCCCATCACGCCGCACCGAAAAGCGTCGGCGCCGTGCGAGGCCCAGTCGTGCAGCGGTCGAGGCCGAAGCACTTGGTTCTTGTCGTCAAACTCGCTGCGGTACATCCGCAGACAATCGATGCCGCGGGCGCACTTCTCAGCGTCGAACCACATGCGGTTGAACCGCACTCGGGCCGCGTCGATGCCATCCATCGGCTCGTGCCGTGGAACGCAGCCGTTCTCACTGCCGCCCATCACGAAACCGCGCTCCTCAAGGAACTGCACTCGTGACTTGCCGCTCTGCAATTCCCGCGCCGCGCCGTCGTGCGGGAGGAAGTGCTGATGCACCTTGTAGGGAAGCGCCTTGATCCAGTCGACGTAGTGATCCAGCGCGAAGCCGCTGTTCTCGTAGTAGTTGATCCAGTGCCACTCGCGCCCGACGATCTGGCCGATCCAAATCGCCATGCTGTCGCCGATGCCCAGATCCCATGCTGCGAACACGTCAGCCGAGCGATCGTGCGGCACCCGAGTGATGCGCTTGTCCTGCTCAGCCAGCGCCATCTCGCGGCCGTAGAAAGCGCCGACAACCGCTGCCTCGAATGAGCACTCGTATTCCTGCGCGTACTGCTCAGTTGTGAGCATGCGCCGTGCCGACTCTAGTTCCTCGTCCGGTAGGATACCCGTCTCGCTGGCCTTCAGCGCCATGTGCAGCCAGTCGGGGTCTATCGCTCCGCCTTCAAGCCTGCCGAGCTGGTAAAACCAGTTGCGGCCCTTGGGCGTGCCGATGAAGGTTGCCCAGCCGCGGAAGTCGCTTAGCGTCGGGCGTATGACCTCCGGCCAGGCTCGAGGATCGAGTTGCGCGGGCTCGTCAATGTCGACGCCATCGAAGTAGAGGCCGCGAAGCCGATCGTACGCATCACCGCCATAGAGCCGAATGCGTGCTCCGTTATGGGCCATCTCGACCCAGAGCTCGCCGTCGCTGTACCGCACGCTCGGAATGGCCGCCGTGTAGTGCTTGAGGTATCCCCAGGCCACGTCCTTGGCTTGGCCGAATGTCGGAGCGATATAGGCATACCGCGGCGGCGGGTCTTTGCGTTGGTTCTCTGCCGCCTTGGCGATGGTGTCGTTGAGCGTCCCGACCGTCTTGCCGAAGCGGCGATGCGCCACGACCTTTGCGAACCGTTCCTTGCGCTGATGAAACGGCACGAACAGCCGTCTCGGTGCGTAAGGGATCAGGACTGTGGCGGCAGCCAAGCGAACGTCACTGCGACAGGCCCGCCGCCCTCACCTCTCAGTTCTACCGACTTGAGATCGGGGACGGTCTTTGCGAGCAACGCCTTGATGCTGTCGATCTGACCGCGCGTGAGTATCTCGTTCTTGGAAAGCGCGTTGTCCTGCAAACGGTTGATGAGCTGACTGGTCTTGATCTTCTGCTTCACCTCGTCAGGGTGGAATAGTTGCTTTCGGGCTGCCATTTGTGGGTACGCCTCCGCCGGGGCCATTGCTGGCAGATCGGCTTGATGGGCTGGAATGAATTAGGCCCCGCGCGTTTCCGCCGGAGCCTTGATGGTGGTGTTGCTGTGGACGATAAGCACCCGTAGTGGGTCCGCGGGGTTTCGCGCCCTGGGTCACCTGCGGCTCGGCTCGATGGCTGCCATGCAGATCGGTGGTCGTCCTGATTTGTGTTGATACGGCAACAGTTGCGTTGGTGCAAGCGATTTCTACGCCCTGCCCTCGTCTTGCTTGTAGCGCTGGTACTGAAGGTCGAAGCTGAGCGCCGCTGTGCCGGCAACGATAGTCGCGTAGGCTTCCTGGCCGTAGTATTTGATCCAGTGCTGCGGGCCGCTTTCATTACGGGTGGCGATGACGACGGCGAAGTCCAGCACCTCGCCGCGCTTGGCTTGTTCGAGCAGCTCCGTGAAGGCTTCCACGGCCGCCTGCTGAGCATCGTCACGCGGCTTGAACTCTACGACGGTCGGTGTCATGCCGCTATCCTCACTGCTTCCGGTATCGACACGAGGCCCTGCAGCGCCGTTTCCTCCTGCCGTGTCGGCTCAACCACGTTGCCCTTGCCGCGCTTCGATATGTTCCGCACCTGCGTCGTTGGAGCCCTGAGCAGCCGACCGGCGACGAATATCTGCGGTGGCTCGCCCTTGCTCAGAATGAGCGTGCCGTTGGGCGTGTGCGCAAAGTAGCTGAACAGCTCGCGGGCGTGGAATTGCCATGGCTCGCCGTTCCTGCCGATCGGGCCCAGGATGAGATGGTTCTTGAGCACGTCGTACCAGGCGGGCTCTGCCGGGAAGCGCGCGAAGAGGCAGCCGGGCATTTCGGGCTTGGCGTACTCGGCTCCCGCCTTGCTGTATCGCGTGCGGCGCCGATAGTGGCTGGCCGTGGGCACGTAGGCGAATATCTCGCTGCGCTTCTCGAGCAGATGAGCCACTACGTATTCCTTCTGCGGAACAACGCGCAGTGCAAACCAGAATGTGTCATCGCCCCTAGTCACTATGCCGCCTCTTGTGGAGTTATGTGGTTGATATCGCTTGCATTCTTATCGCCGCTGGAATAACGTTCCGCATGCGTTCGCTCTTGTAGAGCACCCAGTTTTTGTCATGCCGCTTCGAGTTGCAGAACAGACAGGCCAATGCAACATTGTGCCGGGCAGCGAGGCCGCCTTCAGCGCGGCGCTTCAGGTGCTCCAGCGTCGCGACTCGCTGCTTCGCAACCGCC